CAGATCCGCAGTGCTCGCGCAATGCAGTCTACCCCGCCATCGAGTTGGGCATCAACACTCGGTGGGAAGAGTCGCTTGTCGCCTGCAAGACCTGCCCGAAGCTGCCCCGCGCCACTTGGCAGAACGAGCGGTGCTACGCCTACCGCGTCATGGGCCGCTGCTACAGTGAGGTAGGGCTCTCACACGAGGCCGAGCAGGCTTTCCACTCGGCGGCTGGCGAAGCCCCCAACACCCGCGAGCCTTGGTGTGAGTTGGCGCTCCTGTGCTACCGCCAGAGCCGCTGGGAGGAGTGCTTTGCCTACGCCATGCGGGCGCTGCGCATCACCGACCGCGAGGCCGTCTACACCTGCGACCCCGCCGTGTGGGGCTATCAGGCGCATGACCTCGCCGCCATCTCATCTTGGAACCTTGGTCTCAAAGACATCGCAATTCAGCAGGGGCAACTTGCGGTTGATCTGGAGCCGGGGGACAGTCGTCTCCGTGCCAACTTGGATTGGTACATGGGTAAAGTTGAGCTTGAAGAGGAAGCGGCGTAATGGACTTGCAGTCACTTCTCAACATCATTGGCGGCGCGGCCATCGCTACTGGCGGTTGGTTTGCCCGCGAGATCTGGGGCGCAGTGAAGGAATTGCGCAGGGATCTGCATGAACTTGAGGTTGATATGCCCAAGTCCTATGTCAGCAAGCCCGACATGGACAAACGCATGGACCACATTGAGGACATGTTTAAGCGGATCTATGACAAGCTGGACGGGAAGGCGGACAAGTGATCGACACCGACGCCATCACTAAACCTGTCGCCGTCGTGACTGCGGTCATGGCGATGATTGGTGGCGGCTATTCGCTATATGATAAATTTAAACTCCCCCCGAAGGACATCCTCAAGTGGGATGCGGATCATTTCAGCATCACCAGCGGCCCGGCCTCTGGCTCATTCAAGGTGGTTGTAGCCCGCCAAAAGATCCGCGACGACTGCACGGTTGAGGACTTCAGCCTTGAGGTGCGCGACTCCGACTACATGGTCCACAAGGCGCTCCCGTCAGTCGCCAAGTTCAGCGGCCCCGCCAGCCCAACCGTGGACAAATTCGGCTACACGATGACCGTGGAGAGCCCGGATGGCGTCGCCCCCGGCGGCGCGAAGCTGATTGCCCGCATCATGTACAAGTGCCCCGAGGGCAACGTCGTAATCGCATACCCGGACCACAAGAACCTGACATTCACCATCGAGGGGAAGTAAAATGGACTTACTGAAGCAATTTGGCCCCTTACTTGGGCAACTGGCTCCATCCATCGCCACGGCGCTGGGGGGCCCGCTGGCTGGCGTTGCCGTCAAGACGCTGTCCAGCGCCCTCTTCGGCCACGAAGACGCCTCTGAGGAGCAGATCTCCGAGGCCATGGCGTCGGCCACGCCCGACCAGCTTGCGGCCATCAAGAAGATCGACGCCGACTTCAAGGTGCAGATGAAGTCTCTGGACATTGACCTTGAGCGCATCGCCGCCGGTGACCGTGACAGCGCCCGGCAGATGCAGCGCGAGACAAAGGATTGGACGCCCAAGGCCCTCGCCTTCTTCATCACGTTCGGGTTCTTCGGGGCGCTGATCTGGATCATGGTCTTTGGGATCCCCCAGACGGGAACTGAAGTCCTCCTGATGATGCTGGGCTCTCTCAGTACCTCATGGACCGGCGTGATGCAGTTCTACTTTGGCTCATCGGCTGGCTCCAAGGAAAAGAACAGCCTCCTCGCCGCGAAGGACAAGTGACATGCAAGAGAACTGGGATAAGAGCTTTGAGATGGTGCTGAAGCACGAAGGTGGATTTGTGAACCATCCCAAAGATCCGGGCGGCATGACCAACTTGGGGGTCACAAAAGCGGCTTGGGAGGGCTACGTCGGCAAGCCCGTGGACGAAACTTTCATGCGCAAGCTTACGCCTGAAGTGGTGAAGCCGTTCTACAAGGCCATGTACTGGGACAAGATCAAGGGGGACCAACTCCCCAATGGAGTGGACTACGCTGCCTATGATTTGGCGGTGAACTCCGGCGTCGGGAGGGCCGCGAAGTTCTTGCAGACGATTGCTGGTGTCACAGCAGACGGCGTTCTCGGCCCCAAGTCTATGGGCGCCATCAGGGAGTGCAACCCCGAGCAGATGGTTGACGCCCTCTGCGACATGCGCCTCGACTTCCTCAAGCGCCTGCCGACCTTCGACACCTTTGGCAAGGGATGGTTGATCCGAGTGGCGGACGTTAAGGCCAAAGCCACCGGCATGGCGTAAACTGCCCGGCAATGGTATAAAGGGCGGATCACGGGGTTAGTCATGACCACAGGCCTCACATATTCGCAGTACGTCACTCAAATCGCCACGATGGCCGTCGTGGCGGAGACTGATGCTGCGTTCATCACAATCTTGCCTCAGATGATCACCTACGCCGAGAACCGGATGTACCGTGATCTTGATTTTCTTTTTACATCCATCTCGACAACCGCCTACGGCTTGACTGCTGGGAGCCGCCAAATTGCGGTTCCAACGGGCACGTTTGTGGTTCCCGAACAGATCAATGTCCTAACACCGAGTGGTTCTACAAATCCTGATACTGCAACTAGGGTTGCCCTACTGCCAACGACCAAAGAGTTTTTGGATTCCGTCTACGGCTCTGGCGCGACGGCTAACCGTGGGGTGCCTCAATATTTTGTGCCCTTTGACGATTACACGTTCCTTGTTGGCCCATATCCTGACGCCAACTACACTTGTGAGATTGTTGGTACTTATCGCCCCAACAGCTTGTCTTCAACGAACACTACCAGCTACATCAGCCTCTATCTGCCGGATGTCTTCATTATGGCGAGCATGATCTATATTAGCGCATATCAGCGCAATTTCGGTCGCGCCAACGACGACCCTCAGATGGCAATAACCTACGAAAGCCAGTATCAGGCGCTTCTCAAGTCGGCCATGATGGAAGAGAACCGCAAGAAGTTTGAGGCTGCGGCTTGGTCTTCGCAGTCGCCTTCGACCGCCGCCACGCCTACAAGGGGATAACACATGCCCCATCAAGCCCTCAAGCTCATGCCGGGTGTCGATCAAAACAAGACACCGGCACTCAATGAAGCGGCTATTTCTGAGAGCCAGCTTGTCCGGTTTATCCCTGACCGAACTCTTGGCGGGCTTGTCCAGAAACTCGGTGGCTGGACAAAGTTCTACGCTGCTGAGATTGGCTCCACCGTCCGCGCCCTATGGGCGTGGGAAGACACCAACTCCAATTCATACTTAGCTGTTGGCGCGGAGGGCGTTGCCCCTATCACGGTGACCGGCGCAAGCGGCAATGGCACAACCGCCACGCTGACCTTCGCGGGTCCGTTTATCTTCAACGTGAACCAGCGCATCATTGTGAGTGGGGTAAATCCCGGCGGCTACAACGGCACCTATGTGGTCACGGCGGCGACATCGACCAGCGTCTCGTATGCCAACGCAACTACGACTGCCTATGTTTCTGGCGGGTCGATCACTGGCGGCGGCAATTCGCTTGGGATCATCATCTCTGGCGGTAGCCAAGACATCACGCCAGAGCAAACGATAGAAAGCACAACTGCCGACTTTAGCACTACTTCAGGCAGTAATGCCGTTGTCGTTGTTGACACTGCCAGCGGCACAAATGACTACTATGTTGTTGATATTAAAACTCAAATTAGCGTTGGTGGAATCGTTCTATTTGGGCAGTATCAAATATCAAACCCGTCCTCAAACGTGAATCAGTACACCATCTATGCGGCGGATCTTGCCACATCGACGGTTGCCAATGGTGGCGCAACACCTTCTTTCACCACCGGAACCGGCACTAACTTTGTCTCTGTCACGTTGAATGATCACGGGTATCTTGCTGGCGATACATTTCCCGCGCTCATCGCTACATCAGTCGGCGGCTGCACGATATATGGGAACTACACAATTCTGAGCATCACCAGCGCCAACGTCTTTGTGATTGCTGCATCCACATCCGCCACCTCTTCTGCAACTGTCTCAATGAATGGTGGTCATGTTTACTTCCTCTACCACAACGGCGTCGGCGTCTACCCGCCGGGCGTGGGCTACGGCGTTGCTGGGTATGGGTTCTACGGTTACGGCGGCGTCGTCCCCGTGGCGTTCCGAGGCGTCCCAATTAACGCCACTGATTGGACGTTAGACAATTGGGGAGAAGTGCTGATCGCTAACCCGCTCAATGGCCCCATCTACGCATGGAATCCGACTGAGGGGACGGCAGTCGCAGAGATCATTGTTGCTGCCCCATCGGTCAATCAGGGCGTATTTGTAGCCATGCCGCAGCGCCAGATTATTGCGTGGGGCTCGACGTTCAACGGCATTGCGGACCCAATGCTAATCCGTTGGTGTGACGTTGACAATTACAACGATTGGACTGCCACCATCACCAATCAGGCTGGCAGCTACCGAATCCCCAAGGGCTCGCGGATCGTTCAGGGCATTCAGGCCGGGCAGCAAGGGCTCCTGTGGACGGATCTTGGCATCTGGGCCATGCAGTATGTTGGCCCGCCATATGTCTACCAGTTCAATGAGCTTGGCACTGGATGCGGACTGGTTGGCCGCAAGGCTGCTGGCTCCATGAACGGCATCGTTTACTGGATGGGCCAGAGCCAGTTCTATCGGCTTGCCGGGAGTGGTGTTGAGCCTATCCGCTGCCCGGTATGGGATGTAGTGTTCCAAGACCTAGACACCGATAATCTCGACCGCATCCGTGTTTGCCCCAACTCGCGCTTTGGTGAGATTGCTTGGCACTTCCCGACCAAAGGGAATGGTGGCGAGAACTACGGCTACGTTAAATACAACATCGTCCTCGACCAGTGGGACTATGGGTCCAACTCGACGGCCAACCCTTATGTGGCGCGGTCTGCTTGGATCAACGAGTCCGTGCTTGGCCCACCCATTGGCGCTGGCTTGAACCAGTATCTTTATCAGCATGAGACATCGACTGATGCTGATAACGTAGCGATGGACAGCTATTTCCAGACCGGCTACTTCGTCCTGAACGAGGCCGATGTAAAGATGTTCATTGATCAGGTCTGGCCGGACATGAAATGGGGTTACTATGGCGGGACGCAGGGTGCTAACATCCTGCTGACCTTCTATGTGACTGACTATGCCGGGCAGACGCCTATTGCTTATGGCCCCTACACGTTGACGCAAGCAACGACCTATATCACTCCACGATTCCGTGGGCGTCTTGTCTCGATCAAGATTGAGAGTAATGACATTGGCTCGTTCTGGCGTCTTGGCAACATCCGCTATCGTATCCAACCTGACGGACGATTCTGATGCCCGCATCGCTCGATGATATTCTTACCACCCAGAAGAACGGTGTTGTCGCCATCAACGGCCTCAACCAGAGCCTCAGGTTGATTGAGGCGGATCTCCCATGCATCTGCACAAATCTGGCGCTCCTCGTCACGGCCATCAACGGCGTGGCTGGCAACACATATCCATCCACTGTCAGCAATACGGTTGCAGCATCGACTACGCATCAAGAGGTTGTCGGCGCTGGCAAGCTGTTCAGCGTGTCAATTCCGGTGCACGCCGGGTCTGCTCAGGTTTACATCTACGACTCCGCGACCACTGGCGGTATAGCCGCCACAAACCTGATTTATAGGTCTCTGCCATCCAATGCGGCTTCCTTCACGCCGTATCAGGATGTGAAGCTGCCATATGTAAATGGCTTAGTCCTAAAGACTGACGCCGGGATGAACTTCTGCGTCGGCTACACGCCAAATCCATGAGGATGCCATGCCACTAGCAAGAGGTTCATCCCAGAATGTCATTGGCTCCAACATCAAGGAATTGATGGATACTGGCCGTCCTCAAAAGCAGGCTGTAGCAATTGCTCTCAGCGAGTTACGCAAGCGTCGGGCGACCGGCGGCGCATCCTTCTTCGGGAACCCAAGCGAAGTCTCGATGGACAAGATCCACGTTGGGCCGATCCGTAGCCCTGTCTCTGGCCGCACAGACCATCTCCCGATGCATGTTCACTCTGGCTCCTACGTTATCCCCGCAGACATCATCTCTGCGATGGGCGAGGGAAACACCGAGGCCGGGTTTAAAGTTGCCAATACGATCTTCACGCCCGCCCCCGAGATGAAGGGCATGCCGGGCATGGATGCGCAATTAGGGTTGCCGGGTAAAGCAGGAGGGGGCTCAATTGAGCCCTCTTTACCACCCGTCCCTATCGTTGCCGCTGGCGGCGAATATGTAATCCATCCTGATGATGTGACGCGCATGGGCGGTGGGGACATCGACCGTGGGCATAAGGAATTGGACGACTTCGTAAGATCGTATAGGGCTAAGACTGTTCAGACGCTGCGGAAACTTCCGGGGCCAAAGAAAGACTAAGGGGGAGCTATGTTTGACAACTTTGGGGTAAGGATTGGAACGCCAGACGATGTCCATCCTATGATGGATCTGGCTATGCAGGCATGCGATGAAAATGGGTTTGTTGATCCTAACCCACAGAAGCTTCTGGCTGAGATCTGGCCTGCCTTGAATCTTGACAATGGGATTGTCGGGATCATTCAAGATGAAGGCGCTGGCCTTGAGGGCGCGATCCTTCTCAGAGTTGGAACAATGTGGTATTCAGATGCACAGGTGCTTGAGGAGCGCGCGATCTTCATCCATCCCGACTACCGCAGTGCAAAAGGGGGGCGGGCGCGGCGTCTGTGCGAGTTTTCGAAGAGGACGGCTGATGGGCTTGGGATTCCCTTGATTATCGGCGTGTTGTCGAACCACCGGACAGAGGCCAAGGTTCGTTTGTACGAGCGTCAATTTGGGAGACCAAGTGGCGCGTTTTTCCTGTATAATGCCACGACCGGCGTTCACCGGACGGCTGCGGAGTAATCAATATGGGCGGCGGCGGAAAAAGTTCACAATCCACCCAAACAGTATCTATCCCGCCCGAAGTTTTGGCGCGGTACAATGCTGTTAACGCCCGCGCCGAGACTGTCGCCCAGCAGCCTTTCCAGCAATATACGGGCGAGTTTGTCGCTCCCCTGACGCCTACGCAGCAGGCTGGCATTCAAGCCACCAGTGGAGCATCGCAGTTGGCCCAGCCCTATTATGGGGCGGCTACGACTGCGGCGCTTGCCGGTGCGATGCCGGTGAACCCGCAAGGGCTTCAGGTTGGTCAGTACATGAACCCCTTCACACAGAGCGTTGTGGGGGCCACGCAGGCCGCTATGGGCCAGCAGCAGGGCCAGCAGCTTGCCCAGCAGCAGGCAGAATCCATCAGGGCTGGCGCATTTGGCGGCGACCGCGCGGGCTTGCAGAGGCAGGCTCTACGGGGCCAGCAGGGCCTTGCGCAGGCACAGGCGATTGCTCCGCTGTATCAGCAGGGCTACCAGCAGGCGCTTCAGACTGCCCAGCAGCAGCAGGGCGTTGGCCTCGGCGCGCAACAGGCGAACCGGCAGGCTGTGCAGCAGTTGAGCCAGCAACTCGGCGGCCTTGGCACTGGAGCCCAGCAGGCGGCGTTGCAGGGCGCTCAAGCGCAGATCGGCGCAGGCACCCTCCAGCAGCAGACGCAACAGGCGCAGGACACTGCTCAGTATCAGCAGTTCTTGCAGCAGCGCGGCTACGACTTCCAAGTTGCTCAGTTCCTCGCGAACATCGCGATGGGCACGGGCGCGCTGTCTGGCTCGACGACGACTTCTACGCAGCCTCGCGGGTTCTTCTCGAACCGTGGCGGCTTCAAGACCGGAGAGAGCCTGCATAGGTCTGGGAAGGCCTACGGCGGCGGTCTGGACCCCAACTCGATGGGTGGAGCAGTCTATCAGCCCGGAGCCTTTGAGAGGGGCGGCTATGCCACTTCTGGCTCCGTTGTAGACGCGACTGATCTTGCGGCCATCCTTGCCCAGCAGCGTCAATCCTTCGGCCCATTTGCTTCCGCTGGCCCCTATGGTCAGGCTGCGGGCGCAACGCCCCACGGCCCCAGCGGAATCGTGCCGCAGCAACAGATGCATACTCCCAAGCTTGTCACTGCTGGCCCGCTCCCAAAGCAACAGGCTGGTGCGGGTTCCGGTCTTGGGAAAATGTACAGCCTTGCAGATGAAGCTACAAAGGGTCTTAGCGGCAAGGGCCTGACGGAGCGCGCTGGCGAGAAGATGGGCCTTCGCGATTCCGCCGAAAAGGTTGCGGAAGCCAAAGGCGCAAACATGCCGGGGGCAAGCGCAAACGCTACCACCGGAAACCAGAATCCATCTGGTGGTGTTATGCCCTCGCCTCCGCCTCGCGACCCTACAGCGACTTCTGGAGGCGAAGGGCTTTTAGATCGCCTTACGGGGCTCTTCAAATCTGAAGGCGGCGGTATCATGCCTCGCCATCACTACGCTGATGGCGGTAGCGAAGACAGCCAAGGCGACGAGGCTGTCCCGTATGACCCCAGCGACGTTATGGGCACAAAAGACCCGATGGAGGGTGTGCTGAAAGCTGGCTCCCAGAAGCCCCCGCAATTGAAGACTGCGGGTGGCGGTGGTGGCGGTGGCGGCGGGGGTGGCCTTGGTGGCGATATTGCCAAGGGCCTTGGAATGGCGAAGACGGCTCTTGATGTGGGCACCGCTCTGTTTGCGCTGTCGGATAAGCGCCTAAAGGACAATGTTCGCCCCGTTGGCAAGACCTTCGACGGGCAGAACATCTACAGCTACAACCTTGGCGACAAGCCGACCCAGCTTGGCCTCATCGCGCAGGAAGTCCGTTCCAAGCATCCTGATGCTATAGGGCATCGCGGCAAGTACCTCACCGTAAACTATGATGAGGCAACACGGCATGCAGCCAATCGTGGGCACTTCTATGAAGGTGGCATTGTCCCCCGCCACGGCTATCAGACTGCTGGGACCGTCGAGGATCTCCCGATTGACGCTGAGATTGTCGAACGCGCGCCCGGCTTAAATCCCAATGTTGTATCTGAGCTTAAGCGTGAAGAGCAGCGTCAGGCCGCGATTCCGCAAGAGGTGAAGGGACTTGTTGCCGCTCGTCCGCAAGAAGAGCCGCAAATTGATTATCGTGGCATGGTTGAAAGCGCGGCCAAGCAAAAGGGCCTTGATGTTGGGCATGCGACCCGCCTTGTGCAGGGTGAAAGCGGCTTCAAACCGATTGCCGGTGATGAGGGGTCGTCCGCAAGCCTTTGGCAGCTTCATGTTGGCGGCTTGTCCCAAAAGTATCCCAATGCTGGCCTTGGTGATGACTACTTCTCGCAGCGCCACCCTGAACTTGCAAAATCATTTACCCCTGCACAGAAGATCGCCTACTTAAACGATCCTCGTAATCAGCAAGACATCACTGATTTTGCTACGGACTATATTGCCAAGAATGGCGCTAAACCGTGGACTGTTGCTCGTAACCAAGGCCTTTTTGGTCTATCCGGCCAAGGTGTTGGTGCCCCGCGCCCTCCTGCTGATGTTGGCCGATCTGCGGAAGGGAAGCCGCAAGAACTAGGATTCTTCGACCGCAACAAGGGTATCATCCTCCCCGTTCTCCAAGGCATTGGGGCTATGGCAAGCTCCAAAAGCATTTCGCCGTTCGCTGCTGCTTTGCAGGGGCTTGGTGCTGGGGCAAAGGCTTATGGTGATGTGGAAGCGCAACAAGCAGGAACTGCTATTGAAAAAGCAAAGCTTCCCGGCGTCATGTTGCAGTCTGCTCAACAGGCGATCATGGAGAAAGGTGGTACTATTTACATTTATGTGCCGAAGCTTGGGTATGTCACGAGGACTCAGTGGCGCGAAGCTGGCAAGCCGCCGCTTTCTGTTGATCCGGCTCTTGATAGGATCATGCGTCAGGCTGCTGAAAGCTACCCAGAACCTAAAACGGAATCTGGCGTTACCACACAAACTGGGGCATCTACCAGCACTGTTGCAGGGACTACGCCCGCACCTTCTACCACATCTTCTCCTGAAACCCCCGGCGTTTATAGAGTAAAACCGGATTCCGAAGCGCAAGCTGCGGCAAAACGTGAAATTTCTTTCATGGAAGATTTGCCATCTGTGCAAAGGAACAGCATTGCTGGGCAAAACCAAGAGTACCGTCAAAAATTAGAATCTCAGGCTAAAGCTGCTTTGGATTACAGCCAAGATCTAAACTTGATGAACCAATCGTTGGTGAAACTTGCAAGCAAAGATGGGTTCTTGACGCTTGGTCCTGCTGCTGACGTTCGTTATCAGGCGGTAAATATCCTGAACACGATTGCGCGCGGTGCTGGCTTGGGGGATGAGTACACAATCAAGGGCGTTGCTGACAAGCAATCTGCGGAAAAGGCAGCGGCTATTATGGCTGGTGCTAGAACCCAAGCGTTTGGACAAACGGCCAATGAGTCTTTGAGGACCATTCTCACCGCGACACCAAACACCAAAATGGACCCTGCTGCGGTTCGTGACCTACTTGCATCACTTAC